GCAACCTCTCTAAGTTTGTCAAATATTTTACCCATATCGTTAAATATAGGAAATGATTTTTGAATAGCTTTTGATAATGCTTCCCAATTAGAAACAAGTAAACCAACTGCCACAACTATTAAACCTATTCCAGTTGAACCAATAGCTACTTTAATTGAATTAAAACTTGATACTGCTGTTAATTTTAAAAGATTAAAAGCATCTTTCATTCCTAACAAACCATTTAAGCCAGTAGCTAAAGCGATTGCGCCTTGTGTTTTAGCAATAGTTTTGTTTAGTTCTTCATTCTCTGCACCCATTAAAGCCATTGCGCCCTGAATAGCTGAAAATCCATTAGCTGCTATACCTACTGCGCCTGCTAATGCTTGAAACTTAGCTTCAGGATTAAAAGCATTGATAGTGTCTTTAATATCTCCTATTTCATCTTTTAACTCCCCTGCTTTTTTTGCTGCTTTTACAAATGCTTCACTTCCTTGTTCAAGTGTCCCTAATTCGTTTGTTATTGCCCTTAATTCTGCTTTTAAACTTTTTACAGAACCTACTGAACTACCTACTTTTACTTCAGTATCAAATATTATTTTTTCGTTTGCCATTATTGTATAATTCTATGTAGTCTGTATTCTAATTCTATTAATGCTTTGCCGTTTCCACTTGTTCCTAAGTTTCCTGCGCTATGTATTTGTACTGCTAAGTTCTTAAATGGTAAATCGGTTACGTTTACACCTCTTTGCTTTGTTGCAGTTGTAACCGTTGTAATTCTATTATCAAAATCTAATAAGTGAGTACCATCTCCACTATATTGTAAGTGTAGTTTATGGTTATTGTATCCGCTTGGTGTAGCTGCTTCAAAAAACATAGTAATATAAGCATCGTAAATTTCAGTCCAATAACCATCAACCGCTGCCAATAGTTCAATAGGTGTAGTGTTTAAGTTTTGAAGTTCCGATACTGTTAAAACTCGACTGACTAATAATGGTTGGTCAATATTATTTATTACCACTTCGCCATCTCTTACACTTTGATAGTTATTAGTATTTAAATAAGTTCCATTGTTATTATTAAGTTGATTATTGCCGCCACCAAAAACACTGTTTAAAATTCCATTGATTAAGTTTAAATCTGAATTGACTAAATTCGCTTCGCCCCTTACTTTATTATCCTTACCACTTACATTTATATCTACATCCTTTGGGAAATCGTTACCGTTAGCATTAATAGTTTGAGTTAATGTAGTTTCGCCACCACCCCCACCATTGATAATTATAGGGCCATCATTAAAAGCAGGTGCAACCGCTAATTTTAAAAATGTTAGTTTTGCTGGTTCTTCGCTGTTACTATCAAAGTCAATTTCGTAAAGTCTATAATATTGTTTATCAATAAAATAATAGTTTCTAAATGATAGTTTATTTATTTCATTTTCGGTTAAGTGAGCATATAAAGTAACTGTTTTACTATCCTTGTTTGTAATTTCTTCAAGTCCTTTTCTGTGGTATAGGTTGTAAAGATTATTAGGTGTGTAAATTACTTTTGTTTTAGTAGTGTATGCTATTTCTTTTGGTTGATAATAATTAACATCAAATGTAGGATTATTAAAGTTATCTAAGTGGCCAACATAAGGGTAACTGTTAAAAAAGTGAAACGTTCCATCAGGGTCAAGTAAGCTAAAAAAGTTAGTTCCAAAACTAGCACTTAACCCACCTGCATACAATAACCTTAACTTACTTGTGCCATCTTTTCTAGTTCCGCTTGTGTCCCTAAAAACTATCTGCGAAAACACCATTCCAACATTTTTTGAATTGATTAATGGAGTTGGTGCGAATACTACTTTGGTTGTAAATGTTTCATCAACAAAATCATTCACTATTCCTATTTTAGCACTTCCATAAGGTTGTGAATACTTTAAAAGGTAATCACTATTAGCAGCATCTTTATCAACTGCCATTTCGTAATTATACTCTTTGTATTTTAACTCGGCTAGTGGTTTAATTTCAATAGGTTGCGACATATCCACCTTATCAGTTAAATCAACTAACGTATCTAAATAAAAGTTGTCGCGCGGCTCTATTATTAATCTTTTAGGGTCAAGCTCGCTTGGTTCAATGTAAAGATTAAAAAGGTTAATTACTGAAAGTAAAAAGTCGGTTTGTTTAATATCACTAGGCAAACAGCTTGCAAGTTCCATTACACCTCCAACTTGTATTTCAGCATTAATAACAGCATTAAAATATGAACCTGCTTTTAAAACTACATCTACTGTTGTAACTATATTTTTTAATTGAACCTCAATTTCATCACCAACTTCTAAATAATCTGTAAAAGAAAAATTCTCTCTAAATATATCTGTTGGAGTAAGTGATATTATATATTGTGGTGTTGCAAATATTAAACTACCATTTTTTAAAACTTCATAATTAAAAAGACCGCCACCGCCACCAGATATGGTTAATTCCATAACAGCATTCACACCTATTGTATAGTTACCATTTTTTTGTGCAGTAAATTTAAATGTTGTATTATCGTAACCACTTGGAACAGTATTTTGTACTGTATTGTTAAAAGGCAGAACATAGGTAGGATTAGTACTTACTAAAGTTACACTAGCACTATCGGTTAATCTATCTGCTTCAAACGTATTATCGGTTACTTGCTGTTCAGTTAGTAATGGTTTGTTTTGAGTAGCTGGAACAACTAATTTAGTATAATGCCCACTTGTAAAAAAGTTTGAACTATATCTATACCCTGCATCTTTAAAAATTGCATCAATAATAACTTTTAAAAATATTTGAGGTAACCAATTTTCAGTTTTATAGCCTCTTTGATTACTACTTAAACCTAAATCAATTAATCCATAATAATAGCCAATCGCTGCGCTTGGTGTCCAACTTGTAACCATGTTAGCAAAAGTCCAATCATGGTTAAATGCTGACAAGTCAAGTTCATTTAATTTCTTATCTCCTAAATCTTGAAATAAGTTCGCAGTTTTGCCTATTATTATTATTTCATACTCAATTTCGTAGTCATCTAAAACATTGATATTAGTTAGCTGTAAGTAGCCTTGTAATTGAACTATTCCATTCTTGTAAAGGATTGCATCAGCTTTTAAACTTGGGTTAAAGTCAGGGGCGAAATTATAAGTTTCATCATTTTGAACTGACCTTGCAAGGTTGAAAATGTTACTAAAAATATTATTGTTATTGCTAGTGCCTGGCAAAGTAATTGTTTTACTAAAATCACTTTTACGCTCTGCAATATTTTGAATGTCAATTATACTCTTATTAATCGGTATTGAAACATTATCGTATAAGTCTAATTCATACTCAACTATGTTATCGCTTGCTACTTGGTTTATTATTAATCGGTTTTGGTTCATTATAATGATTGTCTATAACGTGAGTAGCTGTATTCAATTTCAAAGGTTACGTTAAATAGCTTTCTATCGGTTAAAAAAGTTTTAATTTCATATTCAGAATTTAAAATATTGACTGCTACAAAATCATTTGCGCTACGTTCAAGATAAATAATTGGTGATGTTGCCAATTGCTCAAATAATGCGCTTTGTTCTTCGCTAATCCAATCGCTATTAATGGTAATTTTATCATTTATTGTTGTGTTATAGTTGGTTTTTAGCCTATCACTTTGGCTATATCCAATCGGTAATGGTGCTTTAAATTGCTTTCTGTCAATTGTCATTGCATTGATAGTATTTTTATTGAAGTTAAACGCTTCAAAACCGCCCAATTTATTCATCCAATGCAACCTAACTGTTTCATATTGGCTGCAATCCGTATTAGTAGTAAATCCTTTTTCAGCCACTACAACACTACCTGCAATTAATCTTATTAAAATAGTTGTTGGAAAACTAATTGCAGGGTATAAATCAAATAAGTATTTACCTGCATTAATATTAAACAAATATTCATTTGGTGGCAAAGTTACATTATGCGACACTGGCCCTATTCCATTGGCTGATAGTTCTATTTTAGTTACAATTCTATTAGGGTCAAAGAATGTTAGTATTCGATTTTGTGTTGGTTCTATTTTTTCGGGTTCTGTTAAATCAGCATTTAAAAAGCCAAATCCACTAACATCACAATCTAAATAAGCATTAAGTGAGTAATCCTCAAAATCAAATATTGCATTAGTGGCTAATTTAAAGTTAGAACTATTTGGACTTGTTGGAACACTAGCTAATACACCGCTTAAAGTTGGAACACCGCTAACATCATATAACTCTCGATACTCAGTATAATAATTAATTCGTGACTTTGTGTTTGCTGCTATTCGTGCTGCAAGTGCATTGCCAAAATCAAAGCTAACATAGTTTTTTAATACGTTCCCAACATCAAAAGTCAGTTCACTACTGCTAGGTTGAACTGGATATTTTAATCTTGCTAGTGGGTTGTTAGTTCCGCCTATCTCGTTTACATCAACTATAAAATTAAAGTTAGGCTGCGAAGTCATGTTTGAACTGACTGTATAAGGTATTTGATTATATGCAGCCATTGCACCTGGACTTGAAAGTATTGTAATTGCCATTATTTAATTATTGCTAGTTTAATTTTAGTTCCTATTTCTTTACTCAACGCTCGGTTTAATACCTTTAATCTTTTTGTACCTACTGCAGGTTCTACAAAGTTCATCGGTTTAATACCACCTATTTTAGTTGCTACTGCCATTTGCATTGCTTCTTTATTAATTATGTCGGCTTGCTTTTTTTTGTTCTTACGAATTAAAGATTGTTTCTTTAAACCTCTACTGCCAGTCCTAGCGATATACTCTTTAAAACTTTTTAGCATGTCAGGCGATACTCCTAAGTTTCTAAATTGATATTGACTTTGTGGTGCTTTGTTGTAATTAAAAACCCCTTTTACCCCTTGATTAACAAAGTCGTAATAATCAGCACCCATGATTTTAATTCCTAATGGTCTAGGGTCAGGATACATGGTTCTTGCTAATTCGCTTGCTTGTCTAGTTCTTGCTTTGCGTGTTATAATACCTCGCATTATTTTAATTGAACTATTAGCCCAAACTAAATAAATCTTATCAATACCAGTAGCTAAATCAATTTCAAAGTTTTGTAAACTTTCACCATACTTACTACCTATGTCCTTTGCGCTGCCTGCCATTTTAATTTATCATCTTCGCTTTTATCTTTGTAAAATACTAGCGTGTTTAAAAATTCAATTATATTCATGTCCTCATAATAACTCCATTTACTACGGTCGTTATTTGCTAGGTTGTTAATCGCTACAATCCAACCCCATTTAGTTTCAAAAGTTTGTCCACTATTGGTTGGACTTTCTCCCTCGCTTTCACTGCTTCCAATTCCAAATAAATTAGGATATTGTCTGCTAATTCCTTGTAGTACTTGCAAAAAAAAAGCATGATAGGATATGCAGTATCAATTTTTAAATGGTTATAAAATAAGTCTGCCACCTCTTTGTGGTTTATACCGTCATACTTTTTAGCCTTACCTAACCAATTAGTTTCAACACATATAGCTGCTAAAATATTATGAATGTTAGCTATTATGTTAGCTTCATCTTTACAAAAAGAAGTAGCATCAATGTATTGAGCAGCCGTTAATTTTTGAGTTTGCCAAACACATTTAAACCGCCTACCTTTAACTTTGAATGTCATTTTAACCTTTGCATCTTTGTTTAGTAGTTCAATTTTATTAAACTCTTTTAATGCTTCGGTTAATTTTTCAATTGGCATACTTTCAATTTCATCAAAAGTTTTACCACTCAATTCAGCTAATAATTTTATTTGCCTATTAAGTGGATCAGTTTCTAAATCTGAAATAGTTTTACATTTTAAAAATTGCCCTATTGTAATTTGTTTGAATATCATTCTCTTTTAAATATAAAAATTGTACTTTTTTGCTAAATGCTAATCGTAGCGTATTTACCACTAGGTCGATTATTTAATTTATTCAGTGCGAAATAACGTAATGCATCAATCGCGTGGTTGCTGTGGTCAATTGGATTGCCAGTTAACTTACCATCTCTATCAGTAGCCCAAACGTAACTCCTTAACTCTTTGATTAAGTTGATTGAGTTTTGAGTTACAAAAAAAGGTTCACGTTTTAAAATGTCAATTCCAATCTTAATACTATCAGCCCCTTTTTTAGCAGGTGTAATTAAAAAACCTTGCCGCCTTAATTCTTCGATTGATTTAGGTTCGGCACTATCAGCCACTATTTCTAAAGGTCGCCCAATGTTTTCTGACTTCATAAAGTTACCTATGTCTAAGTTAGTCATGTTGGTTCGGTATAGCACTTCATCAAAATAAAGTTGATTGTTAGTTTTGTAAACTGCTATTAAGGTCGTGGGGTCATTAGTAAACCCAAAATCCATTCCAAAACCTAGCAACTTTGCATCAGTTGGAACGCTCGGCACTTGCTGCCAATTATCAAAAACTACACCTTGCAGGCTACCTATTTGACCTAAACCGTAAACTTTCCACCAATTAGCCCAATAGCTACTAGATTGTGCTTTCACTTCTGCTTGCTCAATATCATGTATAATCGTGTCGGGTAGTGCTTCATTGTCTTTGTATGTTAGAATTATGTGTTCGCTGTCATTGTCTTTTAAAACTTCGGTATGCGCCCAAAATTCAGCAGTTGGATTAAAGTCTAACCATATTTCGCCACTCGTTCTAATTGCTAATTGATGGTAGGCTTCAAAACTAATATTGTTAGCTTCGTTAATGTAAAGGATGTTTCTTCTTGCACCTCGTAGTTTGCTTTCTTGTTCGGCACTAAAAAACTCAATGTATGAGCCATTAGCAAACTTATATGTTAATAGTGTTCTGTTCCAATTACTATCAACATATCTACCAGTCCAATCCATTACTTTTAAAAAGTCTTTAATTGCGCCACGCCTTAAATGTGGTATTGTTTCGCTTACAACACTTATTTCAAGTCTTGGTGTTTTAGCTGCTCTATCAATTAAAATAGGAAGTATTCCAAATGTTTTGCCTGCTGATTAGTTCCCCCTTGCAATTACTCACAAGGGGTAATTAGGAAGTCCCGCCTTGGATAACTTTCTTCCTAGCGGTTAACTTCAATAATTTATTTATACTTGTTGTTCTTTTAAACATATTCCCATTTATAACCGTATGCTGTTTTATATCTTTTTTCTTTTTTGCAACATTTTATAATTCCAAATGTATTAAATCCTATTTCTCTTTTAACTTGGTTTATACTATCCCATAAGTAAACTAAGTTACCATCTAAATCAAGCTGCCTTATTTTAATTGATTGTTTATTATCAATGTCTTTTATTGCTTTTTGTTTACCAATTTTAAAAGCATGTTTTTGATTTTCACTTGATGTAACCCATTCTAAATTACTAATGTCATTGTTTTGTTTATTACCATCAATATGATTAACTTCGGGTTTATTATTTGGATTTTTAATAAATGTCTTTGCAACTAATCTATGTGTAATATAATATTTTCTTAAACTGTTTTTAAATAACTTAACTTGTAAATATCCATTCTTTTTTTTGCTTTGTTTAATTTCTTTTGGATTACCATCTTTACAATTTTTCCAAGAAAAAATCTTACCATCATTAGTTATTGAATACATTCCTTCATAACCTTCTATATCAAATAATATATTTAAATTCATAATACAAATATAGTGTTTTTATAGTAGGTTTTACCTCCTTGTTTATAACTTTGTTTATTTTTCGTCAGGGAATAATGGCTGCTCTTTTACAGTCATTTCGCTTTTGTCGGTTAATCCATTTAATCGTTGAGTTATGCTTGGATTGTAAATTCCTGCCATACCTCCATTGATTTGGTCGTTTCTTGTTGCTTTTCTTATTGCGTGGCAGATGGTTAAATAATCGGTGTACGAATTATTAGTATTTGCAAAATAATGGCTTAAATCACCTATAAAACCATTGTCGAATAACCAACATTCAAAACCATCAATTGTTAATGGTCTTTCTTTTTTGCGATAAACCTCATCACCATCTTTGCCTACAAAGTCCTGAACTAATATTGGATTGCTTTTAATGTCTTTTTTGTACTGTTCAAAAAGTTCCCACATTTTTTCAGGTGTTTCTATTCCTTTAGTTCCAAAAGGTCGTGCCATAATTACTCATATTTAAAAGTGTGTTTAATTCTTGTTTTACCTTGCATATTAAATATAATCAATCCGTTATCAACTATGTTTAATTTTACTTGGTCACCATTAATATTTGAAACTACTTCAATTCTTATTGAGTCGCCTTTTGCCATTGTTCTGACAAACTGATAATCGTTTACAAAACTTGAGTAAATTTTACTATCGTTTACAATAGTGTTGTTAGCATTTCGGCTATAAGTGTTAAATATAAACTGTTTTGTTTCAATTGGTGTAATTGTTTTAAAACTGTTTTGTGGTTCTTCTTTTGTGCAACTTGCTATAATTAGCATTGCAATTATTATTTTTTTCATATTAATTCGTAAATAAAATTCATGTCGGCTTTCCCGTTTCCATGAATTATTGTTGGTTTAAAATTATCTTTAGTTATAAATTGATTGTTTTCTATTCGGTAATCACTTGGCAATATACCGCATAAAGTTTGAAATACTCTACAATCGTGGTCAACTCCTATACTAGGGTTATTAATTAGCCACTTTGTGCAAATACGTTGGTCATCTTCACTATCATGTATTGATTGACTTTCCATTAACTTAATAAAGGTTTCTGATTTCATGTAGTAAGCACCACTATTTAAAAATCTAAATTTAGTATTCGGCTTAGTTACTTGTTCCCTTGCTTCGTAGTTTTGAAGTTGGTCGATATCAGGCCAACAATTAACCTCACTATTAAACAAACAGTTCCAATATATTTTCCTTTTGGTGTTTTGTGGTGTATCTAAAAAAAATGTATCGTAAGCATCAACAAAAATAAATTCAGTTATTTGTGGATTTGCTTTTAAGTATTCGTAAGTTTGGTTTAACTTCATAGCAAAACCATTCCATTGATTAACTTCAATAATATGATACTGCCACCCAAAATGATTTAGTGATCGTTCAAGTTGAAAACATTTACTTCGATTATCTGCTACTGTTAAAACTATCATAACTCTACTTTTATTGGTATTGTTCCATTAATTAAACCCTCTTTAATTTGGTAAAACTCTTTCATTTTTTCGCCTGCATACTTTCGCTTCCATTCGGTGTAAGCATCGCCACCTACATCAATATGGTCAATGTCGATATGTGGCAAAAAAGCTAATTTATAACCTAATAGCTTTGCTCTAATACAAGCTAATGTATCATCAAAACCATAAACTCCTGCTTGCATAAGTCCACCCATTTTATTTATTAAGGTTGGATTAAACATTTGAACAGTTCCCATAATGTCTTCGCTTTCTTCAACTACTATCCATGGTTCGCCTTTTTGGTGTGGCAACATTTTAAGTTCAGTTTTCCAATTATCTTTAGCGTTTGGGTGCTGCATTAAATCTTTACGTTTTAAACCAACTATTCCATAACCGCCTAATCGCATTGCAGTTTCCATGTCTTCAACCCACCCATAATTATTAATAACAACATCGTTATCCATTTTAATTAGAACTTCGTTTGGTTGTCTTAATGCCCATGCTTGATTAATTGCTTTTGCAGTTCCTACGTTTTCGGAGTTAGTTATTACTTTTATACTTGAATTAAAATTATAACTTTTTAAAATTTGTTTAGTTTCTATACATGAATTATTATCAATTATAATTAACCTATTATTTTTAAAATTAACTGTTTCAATTAATCCCAATAGTGTTTCTCTAGTATATTGTGACCTTTGATTTTCGTCAGTGTCATACACTGCCATAGCTATAAGTGCCATTATTTACTCCTTTTTTTAGGTTGAACTTCTTTTAAATGTATTTCACTTTCACGAATATACCAATTTTTTAAACTCTTTAACGTATCTAAACAGCAAGCAGGACAGCCAGTATTAACTCGTGTTCCGCTTATCTCATGCCATATTGATGCAAGTTCTAAAAACTGTTGCCCACTACCAACCCAATCAGCTTCATTAATAAATATTTCTAGTAACTCATATAAGCTAAATCGGTTTTCGCCTTTATTTTTTAACTGTTCTAAAATGTCTTTAAATGTTCTCATGCTTTTTCAATTTCTTGTTTAACTTCTTGCCAATATTCAGTTTGTACTAAACTTAAAGTAGTGTTATCTATTTCTTTTAAAATTTCATCAACTGCTATTATAGCGCATTGTTTGGCTCTTCTGACACCTCCTAAAAAATCAAAATTATCATTAGTATTAAATTTTCTTATTAGTTCAATTGCTTTTTCGTTTGGTGTCATAGTCTAAATATTAAACGTTTTAAAATCATTGAAAAATAAGCAGCATATCCAGCTATTGCAAGTGATTGAGAATACTGAATTAAATCAAATTGAATAGCTATTACACAAATCCAAAATGTTAAACACACATTACAATTAAATGGTTTAAAATCAATCCACTTAGGTAATTGAGTTAAGCTAAAAAAGCTAGTAAAAAGCATTGATATGCCAATGCAGTATAATATTTTGTCTATCATAATTTTTCAATTTCGGTTTTAACTTGTTTCCAATAATTACCCCATGTTGAAGGTAAATCAATACCAACTAATACATTATTAATAATTTCATCAACTGCTATTAATGCGCATTGTTTGGCTGGTACTTTACTCCACCAATCATTTGTGTTTTCTATTCTTAAATATTTTAAAACTAATTCTTGTGCTTTTTCTTTTGGTGTCATAATTGTAATATTTTTTTATAGGTTTTATATCTTAATTCAGCTATTTTATCAATGTGTTGTACTTGACAATCTACATATAACTGTTCGCTTAAATCTTCAATCATGGCAGGATTATTAATTAACTTAACCATGTTTTTATACCAATCGTTTTTGTGCTTAACAACTAAACAATTATAGCCATGTTTTAACATAGGCTCGTAAGGGTGAACATTACTTACTATACAAGCCTTTTTCTTAAATCCGCTTTCAATTAACTTTAAATTAGATTTTAGCTTGTTAAATCGGTTATCTCGCAAAGGTATAAGAGATACATCAATTTCATCATAAAACTTCGCATACTCGTTTATTGATACGCTAGGATAAGTACTAAATTGATTTGGTGCTGCTTTGCCTTTACAACTTAAAACACCTGCTATTGCTTTTGCCATTTCATCATCTTTGGAATATCCGCCATAAACAACTTGAAATTTATCTTTAAATTGTTCTTGGTTATAAAGTGAAAGTAAACCATCGTGCATTAACATTACATCCTCAAAGTGAGTTATTGAACCACTCCACCCAAATTTAACAATATCTAAGTTTCTTTTTTTAACTTGGTATTGTTCTTCATTCGGGTTTATTGCGTTCGGTATTTCAAATGCATTTGGTTGACTTGCTTCAAATTTTAACGTTCCACTTAAATACTCATGAGTAGTTGTAATTGCTTTTGCATAATGCAAGGCTTGTAAAATCTTTTCAGCGTGTCGCTCGCTCTTTGCTTGATGTGCTAAAATATGCCATTCAGGAAGTCTATAATCATCATCAATATCTAAAACATAAGGCACGTTAGCTTCTTTTAGTTTTTGGATTAACTCGCTGCCATTAACCCTACTTATAAAACGATTAGCAACAATTAAATCAAAACCTTGTAAAAACTCAATTGTAGCTGTATCTATTTCGTTTATTTGATACATATCTACTGACTCCTTAAATATTTCAGCCATTCGCTTATGTGGCTGCAAAAGTCGATGATAATCAACTCCGCTTATTTTTGGATAACTAGGAATTATTATTAATATTTTCATTCGCAAATTTTTTTATTTTTTCTTTTACACTTCGCAATGCTGAATAGCTTATATCGCTCATTTGGCTTATTTTTCGCATTGATTTATATTCAGCATACAATAACACTATTCTGTTTTCAAACTCGTTTAAACCTAATAAAAACGTTTCAATCTTTTTTATATCTAGTTCAAAATCAACTTCGCAATGTTGTTCATTTTCTATTATTTCAAATTGAATATCGGTTGGAAAATCTTTACTAATTAACTTTCCTAACTTTCCATTTTGTGAAATAATATTTCGGGCGGTGCAATAAAACCAAAACTGTAAATACTCTTTTGATGGCAGTCGTTCAGTCGGCATTGTTAGTAGTTGTTCGATAACTTCTTGATAAATGTCTTCGGCATAATTTTTATTTATATTTCGGCATGTTTCAAAATATATTTTGTTGTTTAAAATTATGCTTACTAATTCCATTTATCTACTTATTATTAACTTACCATGTTTAACCAAATCTAAAAAATAAGGTCTGCTGAATTGTAGCTGTTCTATTACGACATCTTTTCGAGTTGATACCAATTTTATAAAGTCGTTATTCTCTACACTTACAAAGTAATTATGTTTGTGTTTAGTGC